TTAACAAATCCAGGAGCAGTATTTGAATTAAATGGTGAGCCATATGCTCAGCTAGCTGTTCATAATCAGTCTTCAAATTCATCAACAGATGTTATTGCTTATGCAAATAACGGAGATGACGCTGCAGGATGGATTGATATGGGAATTACTGGAGCAACATTTAGCGATCCAACATTCCCAATTACTGGTCCACACGATGGATATATATTTATGCAAGCACCAGATGGAACTACTGGAGATGGTAATTTAGTTATCGCTACAGGATCTAACGGTACAGACAACAAAATCGTTTTTGCCGCAGGTGGATATGATACAGGTAATGAGCAAATGGTTATTACTCCTAATCAAAATATTCACATTGAAATTCCAACTGCATCTACATCGCCTACTACTGGCGCACTAACAATTGTCGGAGGCGTTGGTATCTCTGGAGACGTTAACATTGCTGGAGATATCACATTCGGTGGCTCAGGAACAACGCTAACTACAACCACACTTGCTGTAGCAGATCCTATTGTTTATACAGGAGATGGTAATACAACAGATGCGGTTGATCTAGGTTTGATTTCAGAATATAAAGTTGGAGCAGCTACAAAATATGCAGGTATTGTAAGAGATGCCTCAGATGGTGTAGTTAAAGTTTTCAAAGATGCTACCACAAAGCCAACAACTGGAGTAGTAAACTTTTCTGAAGGTGGTTTAGCATACGCAGATATGCGTGTAGGAGCTATTACATCTGGATCAATTACTGCAACTGGAACAGTGGGTATTACTGGTGGCTTAACAGCAACTGGTGGAGTATCGCTTAGCGGCACAGTTGATGTGCAAGAGCTTCGTGAACAGGTAGTAGATGTATCACTTATATCTAATGCTGGAACATTTGATTGGTCACAAGGAAATATTTATTATATTGCCTCAGCACCAACCGCAAATATGACATGGAACTTTACAAACGTTCCAACAGATAATTCAAAGATTATGACAATAAACGTCCTAGTAACTCAAGGATCAACTGGATACGTTCCAACAACAGTTCAAATTGCTGGAACAAATCAAACAATCAGATGGGCGCAAGGCGGAGTACCAACTCCAACATCTTCTGCTGGAAAGATTGATATTTTTGCTCTAACATTCCAAAGAACATCAGCTGGAGCATGGATTGTATACGGATCAGCAGTAACAAACTTCTAGGAGAAATAAATGCCATTTATTAACAGCGTAAGAGCATCTTTTGGACAACAAAGTTCTGGAGGAAAATTTACAGACCCTAGACCAACTGGTGGTATTTTATATCAAACTCCAGGAAGTTATACATTTACTGTTCCACAAAATACAACACGGATATCCGTAGTTGCAATCGGTGGTGGAGGATCTGGTTCTGTTGGTAATGGTGGAAACGCTGGCGGTGCTGGTGGACTTGGTTATAAAAATAATATCTCAGTTACCCCTGGTCAAACATTTACAGTAGTTGTTGGCGCTGGTGGAGCTTCAAAAACTTATTCCCAATATGGTGGATATGTTGCAGGATTTGACGGATCTGCCTCATATTTTTCAAGTACTTCATTAGTTGCTGGTTACGGTGGCGCAGCTGGTCAACTTTCTTCTTCACAATCTAGAGCAAGTGGTGGTGGTTATGCTGGTGATGGTGGAGGAAATGGCGGTGCTGGTGGATATGATGCATCTGGTAACCAAGCAGGTCCTGGTGGCGGAGGTGCAGGAGGTTATTCTGGTACTGGTGGACAAGGTGGAGACTCTGGAGGTAATATTGGTGGAGGACAACCTGGTCAAGCTGGTAACGGCGGAGGCGGCGGTGGTGGCGGCGCAGCTGGTGGAGGATCTGGATATCAGGGTGGAGCTGGAGGAGGAACTGGAGTTTATGGCTTAGGTCAAAACGGATCTGGAGGATCTTCTCCTGGACAAAATGGTTCTGGTGGTGGTTACGGAGGAACTGGTGGCTCTGGTGGTGGCAATGGTGGAAATGCTTCAACAAATATTTATGAACCAGCTGGAAACGGTGGTTTATATGGCGGTGGCGGCGGCGGAACAAATGATGGAGAACAATCTCAAAATAGACCAGGTGCTGGAGGTAACGGTGCAGTTAGAGTTATCTATGGTCCAATGACTAGAACATTTCCTTCAACAAATGTTTCACAAAATTACGGTGGCTTCGCAGAAACAATAGTGTGATACTGAATGCCATCAGCAATAGGATTTCCTTCTAGCCCAACAGTAAATCAACAATATGTTGTTGGAAGTAAAACATTCTCATGGGACGGCACAGTTTGGGGACTAGTATCTTCAGGCGGTGGTGGCGGCGGAGACGGTTCAATGCTAGACAGTTTAATAAAATCTTGGTGGTTAGGAGCTTAACATGGCAGGAGTTCAAAGACTAGGTGTTGTAAATGATACAAGCGGAACCTCATACGGTTTTGGCAATTTAGCATTTACAGCAACAGGAAATTATTTGCTATCAGTTATTGCAACTAACACTGCAGCAACAGATGCTGAAGTATATGTTTATGTAGTTCCAGCTGGAACAAGTCAAACTTCAACACAATGGGGATTGATAACATACAAGTTGCCTTTACCTGCTTACAATAGCTACGAGACATTCCGATTTGGCGTAAATAATACAGATACAGTTTATGTGGCGGGATCAGCAGGAGTTAGATATTTAGTTCAAGGAATTTTGCAGGCTTAAGGAGAAATAAATGCCAGGATACGCATACCCAGTAGAGAGCTCATCAGGTCAAGGAGTAACTTCAGGTTCTTTAAAAAGCGTTAGCTATTTAATTACTGAAACAACCGCTCCAACATCATTTTATACCGCCACAACAAAAACTTTAGTAAGCTCAGTACTTGCAACAAATAATTACGGAAGCATTCTTCCAGTTAGCCTGTATGTATACAGAGATTCAGATGAAGAGACATATTTGACCGCTGAAGCCAGAGTGCTTAAGCAAAAGTATATGGTTCAACAGCTAGTTTCTGGAGACTCAAGAGTAGATGATAGCGGAGATCAGCAATTGAATAAGTATAAGGTAGTAACAGAGTTCGTTCTAAATGTGGGGGATAGCCTAAAGGCTACCTGTCCAATAGAGGACGAAGTTGTTCTTACCGTAACTTTAAAAGAGGGAATTTAGCAAGAAAAGCAGTAAGTTTTTGTATTGCTCGATAAGTTATCTTGTGATACAATTGCAAAAGGAGAAATATCAATGACCAGTTTGAGTATGCAGGGAGCCTCACCATCACTTCTTAGTTATGGTCCAGGTCAAAGCTCTTTAGAAGACTTAACAGACCTTGTGTTTTATGGTGTAAGACAAAATAAAAATACAAGCGCAGTAACAATTGATAAAATTTCTGGAGACGAGCCTATCAGCTTACCTGATCAGTATATATCTCGTCCAAACGACTATAAAAACTGGTTGTGGTCAAACAATACTTTACGATTCTCATTTACAAATGATGGTCGAATTCTTATGGAGGTCTTATAATGGCTCAGATCCTTGATCTTGGAAAAATTCGTTTTAATTGGGCAGGAACATATAACGCAGGTACGGAGTACTCTTACAATGATTTAGTAAAGTATGGTCCCAACCTATATGCATATAATGCAGTATCAGCAGCAACAGGTGTTGCACCAACAAACACTGGTAGCTGGATATTAGCAACAGAAGGCGTGGCATATAAAGGCGTATACACAAGCGGAACTCTATATTACAAGAATGATATCGTAACAGATAACACAAACACATACATTACTCTTACTCAGCACACAGCATCATCTGCTGTTGCCACACCAAACTCTAATCTTGAAATTATTGCACTAGGTCAGTCAGGCCTACCAAATCAAACTGGCAATGCTAACAAAGTTCTTATCAGCGACGGAGCAGAGACAGAATGGGCAGCAACAACACATCTCACAAAAGAATACATTGGAGATGCTCAAGGCCAAGACGCAGCAGATTTTGAAACATCTGCTGGTCTAACAAATACACTTTCAGTATTTTCAAAGTCAGCAACAGATTTCGTACAATTCCCAATTGTTAATGAAAGCGAAGGTGCAGCAGCATCAACAGATTTCATTGCATATTCAGCACAGGGTACAAATGACTCAGGCTGGATCGACATGGGTATTACATCAGGAAACTTTAGTGCAGAGACATTTGGAATTACAGGTCCACATGATGGGTATGTATTTATGTCAGCACCACGCACAACACAATTTGATGTTGTAGCAACATCTATTTCAGGTGGTCAAGCAACAGTTACAACTGGCCTTCCACATGGATACTCAACTGGCAATGTTGTTAGAATTGAAGGAGTAAATGCAACATTTAATGGAGCTAAATCTATCACATTAGTTCCATCTCCTACAACATTTAGATTTGCTACATCAGCAGCACCTCAAACAGAGGTAGAATTAGATCCGTTTGGCACAGTTTATCGTCCAACTGGAAACGGTAACTTAGTTTTTGCAACAGACGAAACAGGACTAGACAACAAGATCGTATTTGCAGCAGGTGGATTTGCAACAGGTGATGAGCAAATGTCTATCACTCCAAATCAGAATGTTCATATTGAGATTCCAACATCTTCTACATCAGCAACCACTGGTGCGCTGACAGTAGTCGGTGGCGTTGGAGTTACAGGAAGTTTAAATACAGCAGGAAACCTTGGAGTACAGGGAACTGCATCAACAACAGGCACAGTATACGGTGGAACTGGAGCAGCAGCATTTGGAGCTTCAGCCGATCTAACAGATCCTATGGCAGTATACAACATTGCTGGTGGAGCAGATTCATTTGCACAGTTTGCAGTTAGAAACTCAACTGCATCATCATCAACAGATATTATTGCATACTCTTCAGAAGGAGACGATGCAGCAGGTTGGATTGACATGGGTATCACAGGAGCAGATTACGATGTTCCTGCATTCGGTATCACAGGACCACATGATGGATACATTTTCATGAACGCTGTTGAAGGAACCGACGGAGCAGGTAACCTAGTTATTGCAACAGGTAACAATGGTACTGACAACAAAATTATTTTCGCAGCAGGTGGCTATGGCACTGGTGACACACAGATGGAAATTACACCAGATACAAATATCCATATTGAAATTCCAACCCCTTCTACATCAGCAACCACTGGTGCGCTGACTGTAGTCGGTGGCGTCGGTATCTCTGGAGACATGAACATCCAAGGCGATGTTTCAGTACAGGGAACAATTACTTTTAGTGGAGCTGGAACTACAGTAGAGACAGAAAATCTTTCTGTAACAGATCCACTTATTTTTACAGGAGCAGCAAATGCCGCAGACATTGTAGACCTAGGACTTGTAGGAGAATATAAGGTAGGAGCAAATACAAAGTACGCTGGTATTGTTAGAGATGCATCAGACGGAATTGTTAAATTCTTTAGCGATGCTGCTACAAAGCCAATCTCTACAGTTAACTTCTCAGAAGCAGGACTAGCATACGCAAATATCCAGGCTAATAATGCTACATTTGGTGGAACGTTATCAGTAACAGGAACAGCAACAGTAGCAACACCTACATCTTCTGGACACGCAACAACAAAGTCTTACTCAGATACTTCTGTAGTTGATTCAGTTAAAACAGCGGTGGGGTCAGGAACAGACTTTGCTTATGATGCAGATAATAGACTTACAGCTTATAAGGTTAGCCCTTCAAAGAGATACTCATCAATTACTTACAATGGTGATGGATTTGTTTCAGGATACACAGAAGTTCTAACTGTCGGAGGAGTAACAACAACTACTGCTTATACCGTCACAACAAACGTTGATGGAAATATAACTGCTATAGCACAGGTTTAAAAGGGAGATACTTTAATTGTTTGATGAATCAATACTAACAATAAATGAGTTAGCAAAAATAAAAGCCTCTGCTGGATCAGGTGGCGGCGGAGCTGGTAGCCAGTTTAGCGCAAACGAAGTTCCATTTATAGCTAAGGCTTCATTCGTTGCAACCTCTCTAGATTACGTAAATTATTCAGTTAATAATCAGTCTTCAGAATCATATACTCATTCATTTAACCATGGAGGAGGTCAGTTCTCATTTGCCAATGGTCCAACTTACTCATCCAGTCCAAGTCGTTCTGAATTTTATGTTAAGCCATTTACAGTAAACCAAACAACAGGAGCTATTACAGAAGGTTCTGGATCTGCTATATGGACTAATACATCATACAACGGTGGATTTAGTACAGGTACATGGGGTCAGAGCCCAATTAGAAGCCATTGCTTTCATCATGGACATAATTATTTTCCAGGATATTCAGCTAATACTTATGGATCAACAGGCTGGGTTGTTTCTGGAAATTCTGTATCTGGCGCAACCTATACAATAAATAACTCTTACGGAGCAGTTTCAAATGAGGAATCTTATGCTGGTTCAAATGGCTCAACATCTTATTGGATTCCAAATACATATAACGGTAACGCTTATAAGCATGCATATAGCTTTACGCCAGGAAGCTTAAGTAATTATTCTAACACTAGCCTTAGCTCTAATACATCAACTAATTATACAACTCCAATTGTGCCTCAATTTAATAGCACAACAGTTTCTGGCGGATTACATTTTTATCAAAACAGCAGCGGAGCAGGAAGAATAAATGTATTTGACGTTTCTGGAAATACACAAAATACATATAACACTTATGATTTTGGAGTTACTTACGATGCCAATACTCAAGGAATGGGAATTCAGCTATCTAATGGCAGACAGCTTTTTTATACAAATAGTGGAAGCATTATTCTAAATAATGGCGGAGGACTAAGTGATGTTACAAATACAGCAGACTTTATTCCTGGATATACTACAGCTAGTTCGTTTACTAAAGTAGCTCAAATATTTACTCCAGTCGGAGTAGATAAATGGTTTGTTTATGACAGATCTGTAAATGAATTAGTTAAGTTTTCAATAAATCCAACAACATATAAAGTTACAATCATTGGTTCAAAACTTATAACCAGTTTAACTAAAAACGCTAGAAAGTCTTATGACGGCGGATACTTTGGTGGCGCTTGGGTTACTGGAAGCAATAATCAGTTTATTGTTGTTGTAGCGGCTAGACCAAACACAACACCAATTTTTGACGTAATAGTTGGACAAAATAGTTTGGTAGGAGCATAAGCATGTCAATTCCATTAATTAACGAAGTAGCAAAATTAAAAATAAATTCTTCCTCAAGTTCTGGTGGCGGCGGGAGCCAGTTTTTTGGAGATGGTATAGTATCTAAAGATAAAGCTCAATATCGTTTATCAAACTTAAGCACTTCGTATCCAAACAACGCTGGTGCTTCATCTTATCAAAGAACCTTTAATCACGGTGGAGGACAATTCTCATCTGCAGCCATACCATTTTATGGTAGTTCGGCAACACAAACTCAGTTTTATGTACAGCCATTTACAGTTAATCAAACTACTGGTTTAATTACACAAGGTTCTGGCACAACAATTTGGACTAATGGTTCTGGTAACTGTCAAAGTACAATGAACTGGGGATCAGGTGGACCACACGCATTTAATTTTGGGCAACACTGTGCTCCAGGATATTCTGGTAATACAGGAATAGCAACCGCTTACACAGTTTCTGGAAACTCTGCAAGCGGAACTTACTATACAGATGGAAGTAGTGGTTGGCCAGCAAATGGAAATCAAGATGCTGCAGTATGCATCTCTGGTGGAACTTACTATTTCGCACCTGGCAATAACTATAATGGAACTCCAAGAAATTTAGCATTCTCTTGGAATGGAAGCTCTATATCTAGAACACGGAATAATGATCTTTCTTATGACACTAGCACAAATTATGTTTCTCCAATAGTCAGACAGTTTGGAAATTTAGCTGCAACACAAGGAACTCTGCATCTGCACCGCCAAAGCGGCGCAAGGCAATACTTCAATGTTATGGGTCCGACTTTTAATATTCAAAGCACTGTAACCGTATCCAGCCTTGGGATTCCTATTTCAACATCAATGCCAAGTAATATGATTGGCCTAGAACTATCAAATGGAAAACAGTTATTCTATTCAAGACAGTGGGGAATAGTTCTTAGAGATGGAACTTCTTTAAGCAATGTAAGTGGTACTGCAGATTATATACCAAATATGGAAGCTAAAGAAAGACATTTTACTCCAGTGGCTGCAGATACATGGATATGTATGAGTGAAAGCTCTCCAAGAGAACTAGTTAAGTTTTCAATTAACCCAACAACCTATAGGGTTACAATTTTAGGAAGTGTACCGATTAGCCTTCTTACAAAATCAGAATCTATCAGTAATAGCGCAGCAAATGAAGGTGGAGTGTTTATAACAGGTTCCAATAATCAGTTTGTGGTAGTTGCTGCACATAATACAAATGGACCAAACGTAAATATTATGGTTGGGCAACATGGGCTATAAGAGGAGTTTATAAATGAGCTTAATTAATGAAATTGCAAAACTTAAAGCAGGGGCAGGTTCAGGCGGAGGAGCATCTCTAGGTAACTATAGCACTCCAAATACTGTAGAGCCATTAGTTGCACAAGATGTTATTCTTGCTGGAAGCTCAGCTTATACTAACTCATCTTATTATGTTCAAAGTTCAGCAGTATATAGAAGAGTTTTTAATCATGGTGGCGGACAGTTTTCTGTTGCCAATAGACATTATTTAAGCGGTTCAAGTCAAGCTCAATCTTATGTGCAGCCATTCACAGTAAATCAAACAAATGGATCAATATCAATAGGATCTGGGGCGGCTATGTTTAATGGCAGCTCTAACATTGACACAGGCACATTTGCACAAGCTGGTAACTATGTTATGACTCAGCACACAAGCGGCAGCAACGGTAATGGAGCGTCAGCTTGCACAGTTTCTGGAAACTCAGTTTCTGGAGTTGCTACATATTTTAGCAATAGCAGTTATCTACAACCAATGTCTAATAACGACACAGCGTCTATTCGTAACGGCAGCACAATGTATATGTATCCTCAAGCATATTATACAAGCACTGGAACTGCTCATAGAATGTGTTTATCTTATAACGGAAGTAGCATTTCAATGGTAGAGGGTCCAAATGCTATGGGCTCTAATACATCTACACAGTATTCATGGCCAATTGTTCCACAATTTGGTCAAACCTCTCCAACAACAAGCGCTGGAATAAGATCTTGGACTAGCAATAGCCCAGGCGCTTTGACATACCTAGATATTCTAAATACAAGTGGAGGCTACTCATCTCAAGTAAATCCACAAACGTTAGGTGTTGGCCAACAAGATTCCCCATACGAAGGATTTGGCTTAGAACTATCAAATGGAAGACAACTTTTATATTGCGACCAGGGAACAATCTTGTTAAACAATGGTGGCACTTTAAGTAATGTCAGCGGTACAGCAGACTATATTCCTAAATCATTTAATAATTTTATTGGACTAATGGCGCCAGGTGGAGCAACAGACACATGGATATGCGTATCGCAAGAACCAAATAGAGAACTAGTTAAATTTTATGTTAACCCAACAACATATAAGGTTACGATTCTAGGAAGTGTACCCTTAAATAAATATATTAAGGGCGGTATTCCAGTTTATGAGTATGGTCATATTTCTATGACTGGCTCATCTAATCAATTTATTGTACTTGGAAGAGTTATGGAAGGCTCACCTGGAGCCCTAGTCCAAGTGTTTAACAATCCATTTACGGTATAAGGTGAAGCTATGATGATTGTTTATGAAAAAAATTCAGATGGAGTTGTTTTTAAAAAACTTCCAGATGGCTCTCATAAATTAGCTAATTTAAATAGCGGAGAATATCTAGCCTGGACACTAGTAAATGGAGATCCTGTACTCAATACATATTTAGACTCTGCAATTATTTAGAGTACTGATTAGGGTATAATGAAACAATGTCCTATCAATTAAAAGTAATCAAAGACTATCCCATAGGCTTTTGGCCGTTGGATGAGTCTTTTGGCGCAACCGCCGCAGATAGGTCAGGATGCGGCAACAATGGAATATATATTGGATCACCAAATACAAATATATTGCCATTAATTCCAGGCGGAGTATCTGGAACAAAAATAACAAATACAGCATATGTAACGCTTCCAACATCAAAAGACTTTTATGGCTCAGAAGTTTCAAACGGGCTAGGGAATAAATACTCATCTGATAATGATTTTACAGTTGAAGTATGGGTAAGTCCATCAATTCAATCATCTAGCGAGACCACACTATTTGCAGATTCAACAGAAAGCATAGGCTTGTTTTGGGAAAGCGGAGATATTGTATTTAAAGTATCTAGCTCAGATCAAGTAAGGTGGGCAACAACATATTCTAAAAGAGCAATGCATTTAGTGGGAGTATATTCAGTTGACTCTATCAAGCTATTTATTGATGGCAAAATGGTAGCAACAAAATCAATTAGCCCTACATTTAGATTTACTAATACAACTCTAGATCTGCAAATTGGACCTACATCAAATTTATCAGATTCATTTATAGTAGATGCTCCAGCAGTATATAGATATGGACTAACAAATGCTGCAGTCTTAAGACACTATAACGATGCCAACTTTTACATTCAACCAATTTATGTAGTACACCCAGAAGAAGGAATTGTATTCTCTTGCTCAGATATCAATAACAGAATAGACTTTGATTATGTCTATGGTATTTCTAGACCATGGGAAGAGATGACCGATTCAAATACATTCTATGATGCTAAAGGTCAATATATCTCTTTTCTTCCAACAGAGACTGCTACCCCAAAATCTCTAGTCATAGAAGACTTTTTATTTATCCCAACCGAAAGCTCATTTACTAATTCAAAGATAGAATGGCGCAACGACCTTGGAATTACAGTTGAGACAAGCGTTGACGGGACTACATACGTAGCATGTGCAAATGGTGAGTCTATCCCTCAATATAAAAAGGGGGACTTCAATACAAGCGGTATTCTCTATATAAGAATAACTATGTCAACATCAGATGCTAGCAAGTTCCTTCCAAGATTATCCTATTTTTCAGTCAGATTCTATAGAGAGTCTTTTATTTATGCAGATAATGGAAATAGTTATATTAGTTCTAATAATCAATTTAGCATAGGGTCTTTAAATTATTCTCCACTAGTAAGACATTATGCAAATGGAATTAGACCAGAATCAGGCGAAGGATTTGATATCAATACTGAATTAGATATAAATACAGTAGAGATGTTTTTTACTCCTAAAACAACTGGAGCCAACACTTTATTTTATGATCCAATTACTAGCACCAAGTATGCCTGGAATGGGTCTGGCACGGTCTCTAAGGCCTCTATAAGCAAAGTTTATGTCAATGGGGTAGACAAGACCTCACAGACCAATATAAGCAATTTCCTGGTGGCTGGAGAGCCTCATCACATAGTTTTAGTATTTAATTCATCAGTTACTGGAGCACTTCAATTTAATTATGAGACTTCAGGCGGGCCAGATAACCTATATAACAATATTGCTATTTATAATAGAACGCTTACGGCTACAGATGTTGATACCCACTTCGATTTATATTGTGGCAGACCTGCTACTTCAGTAGAAGATCCAGCCATTAACGTGACAGGATTAGAGCCAATATACTATGATAATGACTGGGTGGTCATACAAAGTATATAATTTTGTCACATAGCATGACAAAAAGCTGGACTTAGACAGCGAAGAATGGTAAAATAAAATCCTATGGACATTAAGAGAATTAATCAGCAGGTAGTAGAAGAATCGACTCTTGGGATCTATGTTTGGGAAATGCCAGACGGACGATGGATTGGCGATGACGAAGGAAACTTCCTATCTGTAACTTCTAAAAAGGGAAACAAATCTCGCATGGAAGCCCTTGCTCAAGAAGTTAGATCATATGGTATTTATGAAGGGCAACCAAAGTTTTTGAGCGCCCGTCGTAAAATAACAGATGAAGAGTTTGAAGAGCAACAGTCAAGACTTAAGTGGGGACTAGTCCCAGATCCTTTGGATATTGGTACTTATAAAGACGGCCTTAAGAATATAAGAGCAGAGGGACAATAATGATTAAATACGAAGAAGACAATGATTCTCAGGATATTTCTATATCCAATGTAGCAGACTGGATGAAGTTTAATACTCCAATGCAAACTACAAGTAACGATCCATTTAAAATTGAAGGCGAAGAGCTATCAAAGGTATCAGGACTTGGGGCATCATTTCGTCGCAAGATGAATCGTGATCTGCAAAAAAGATTTCAGGGTATTGATGGAACAGAAACACAACAGAATTTATTGGCACAAGCAATTACTGGCTATGCCATGTTTGATCTTATTGAGCCACCATACAATCTAGACTACCTTTCAACTATTTACGAAATCTCTCCATACAACTACGCAGCAATTAATGCTAAGGTTTCTAATATTGTAGGACTGGGCCATGACTTTGTAGAGACTAGAAAAACAAATGAAGCATTTGATAATATTACAGATGATAAAGCTTTAGATCGTGCTCGCAGAAAGATCAATAGACTTCGTCAAGATCTTTATGATTGGCTAGAGCAATGCAATGAAGAAGAGACATTTACAGAAACACTTATTAAGGTTTATACAGATGTTGAGGCCACAGGAAATGGTTATATCGAAATAGGTAGAACCTCTGCTGGCAAGATAGGTTATATTGGACATATCCCAGCAAAGACAATGCGTGTGCGTCGTCTACGTGATGGCTTTATCCAACTGCTCTACGGCAAGGCCGTATATTTCCGTAACTTCGGAGATCAAGAGACACAAAATCCGATTGATGGCGGACTAGAGAGACCAAATGAGATTATTCATTTAAAGAAGTATACTCCAACAAATAACTATTATGGTATTCCAGATATCATTGCGTCACAAAATGCGATGGCAGGAAACGAGTTCGCTGGTAAGTATAACCTTGACTACTTTGAGAATAAGGCGGTTCCACGTTATATTATTACAGTAAAGGGAGCAAAGCTTTCATCAGAGTCAGAGCGCAAGCTTCTAGAATTCTTCCAGGTCGGACTTAGAGGAAAGAATCATAGATCTCTATATATCCCGCTTCCTCCAGATTCACCAGACTCAAAGGTTGAATTTAAGATGGAGCCAATTGAGGCAGGAACTCAAGAGTCTTCATTTAACGTATATCGTAAATCTAATAGAGATGAAATTCTATTATCTCACCGTGTCCCAATTAATAAAATTGGAACTCCAGAAGGAGTCAATTTGGCGGTGGCAAGAGATGCCGATAAGACATTTAGAGAGCAAGTATGTCGTCCAGCACAGATGAATCTCGAAAAGAAATTAAATAAGATTATTGAAGAGATGACAGATGCTCTACTTCTTAAATTTAATGAGCTAACTCTTACAGACGAAGACACTCAGTCTAAGATCGATGAGCGTTATTTAAGGATGCAGGTAGTTACCCCTAATGAAATTAGAATTAGAATGGGCATGGTCCCACTTGAAGGTGGAGACAAGGTTGTTGAATTAAAACCGCAGGCACAGGCAGAGGCTAGGGCACAGGCTGGGAAAACCAGAACTAGAGATTCTGAAAGGTCTGCAAATTCTCCAGATATTTCTGGGGAAGGTAGAAATGCTCAGGGCGACGGAAGACAAGTCGACTGACCCTACTCAACCATTATTTGCCTTATATACAATAACGTTATAAAATTAAGCATATGAATATTGAAAAATCTTTATGGTCTTCCAATGGCGAAAACATCGTCCTTTCAGTGCCATTCACAAAAGTCAATCGTGAAAAGCGTACTGTGTCTGGATTTGCAACACTAGATAATCTAGATCAAACTGGTGACGTTGTAACAATGGAAGCAAGTATCAAAGCATTTGAAAACTTCCGTGGCAACATTCGTGAGATGCACGGACCTACAGCAGTAGGAAAGATGATTTCTTTTAAACCAGAGACATACTATGATCCAGCTACAAAAGAATTTTACAATGGAGTGTATGTTGATGCATACGTTTCTAAAGGTGCACAAGATACATGGGAAAAGGTTTTGGATGGAACGCTTGCAGGTTTCTCAATCGGCGGAAAAATTATTGAATCAGATAATGAAGTTAACAAGGCAACAGGTAAGACTGTAAGATTTATTAAAGACTATGCTCTCATGGAGCTTTCTATTGTAGATTCACCAGCTAACGAACTTTGCAATATACTATCAATATCTAAGATGAATGGTCAGCTAGTATTTAAAGGAATGGCAACAGAAGTCTCAGCAGAAAACATTTTCTATTGTGCAGATTCTGATTCAGTATTCATTTCAACAGAGTCATCATATGATTCCCCAGTTACAGGTAAGGCTGCAACACTAATCGGTTGGGTAGAGTCAAATGATGTTAACAAGTCAAAAGAGATAGATAAGATTCTTGATTTACATAAAAAATCAAGATTGTCAATGCCTGAAACACAAATTGCAAAACAGGCAGACATAGAAGGAGGTAAAGAAGTGTCAGAAAATACAGAAAACGTAGTTGCAGAAGATGCAGTAGCACCAGAAGCAGCCGTAGAAGACACAGCAGTAGTTGCTCCCGTAACTGATG